CCAGATACTCTCTAGTAATTTGGAATTTAGGTAAACCATACAAATGATTATTAAACCTGCATTTATTACTCCTGTTTTTGAATTTGATTTAAATAATACAGATCTTAACAATAAATTAAGAGAAGACGCATACTTGCAACAAAAAAATAATAATGGAAGAGTTGTAAGTAATGTAGGAGGTTTTCAAAGTAATCATGTCTATGATACTCCTGCAGTTAAAGATTTTTTTAAAACAATAGTTCCTTATATTGAACAAGTGAAAAAAATTGTTAACTACAATAACGATTTAAATTTAGAAGGTTTATGGTATAATATAAATAAGAAAGGAGACTCTAATAAAATGCATTGTCATGGTAAGTCTATATTTGGAGCTACTTATTATATTGATGCTCCACAAGATTGTGGTGCCATAGCTTTTGAAAATTTAGATAAACATATTGTAATGAACAGCGACAACGATGCGTATGACAATCCTTACTTTAATGGTTTCTATAATTTAATTCCTAAAGCCAATCATTTAGTTGTTTTTTATGCTTGGTTAAATCATCAAGTAAATGAAAATAAATCTGACAAAGATAGGGTAAGCTTAGCTTTTAATATACAATGAATTTTCCAATAACATATTGTCCTAATTTTTTTAATAAACCAGAAGAGATAGTAGAATTTTCTAAAACTCTTGATTATCATGCTCCTGGTAAAAATGAAAATTGGAAAGGACTGCGATCTAAGTCTTTGCATTTAATAAAACCAGACTTGTTTAGTTATATAATTAATAAAGTTTTATCTTTATATTATGATTTTAATATAGAACAAATTAGTTGGGAAAATACATACGCAGCTTTTCAAAAAATGAATGATGAGTATATTGATCATAATGACATACATACTGATGAAGATTCTGAGTTAGCGGGAATAATATATTTAAACAAAAATAGTAGTATGAATAATGGAACTAGTATATATAATAACCGTAATAAAATAATTAGTGTGTCGAATGAATTTAATTCTTTGTTGTGTTATGACTCTAAATTTAAACATTCCGCCACTGATTGCATAGGAGAAAGATTAAACATTGTTTTTTTTATAGATGTTTTGGTAGCTAAACAGACTCCTTTAGACAGATACAAAAGAGTAAATTTAAATTATGACTTTTAAAGATAAAAAATATTTAGTTATTAAAAACGCAATACCTAAAGAAATTACTGATTTTGTCTATGCTTATTTTTTTCTTAAAAGAGATGTNGCCAGAACTTTATTTGATAGAAAATGGATTAGTCCGTTTGAAGAAATGCATGGGTATTGGGCAGATGAACAAATACCAAAAACTTTTTCTATTTATGGTGATGTTGCTATGGAAACTTTACTACTTAAACTATGGCCTATAATGGAAAAAGAAACAGGCATTAAATTAGTGCCTACATATTCTTATGCAAGGATGTATAAAAAAGGTGATGAACTAATTAAGCACAAAGACAGACCTAGTTGTGAAATATCCACTACACTTAATTTAGGTGGAGACCCATGGCCTATATACATAGAGCCGGATGAGACTAAAGGTAAAGATACAGGAGAAGAATATATTGCAAGTGATTCTTCTGGAATTCAAATAGATTTAAATCCTGGAGATATGTTAGTTTACTATGGGTGTATGTTAGAACATTGGAGAAAACCATTTGATGGAGATACTTGTGGTCAAGTATTCTTACATTACAATTCTCAGGATTCTATAGACAACAATAAATTTGATCAAAGACCTCATTTAGGTCTACCTAAAGAACTTAAAAAATGAATGAAATAATAGACCATATTGGCATATTTAATAATGTTTTATCGAGAGACATTTGTAGTAAGTATATTGAGTATTATGAAAATTTAAGTGACAGTAATCTTGTTAAAAAAAGAACAGAATATAGTCATAACCCCAAATTATCTCATGAAGTTTCCGATACAGCAACAGATATATTAGCTAATTGTTTTTACAATAATTTACCAATTCCTTATATTGTAAAAGATTTTGTTCCTAAATTTTGGGAGATGTATAATATTTATGCGGACAAATACAGTTTTTTACATAAATTAAATCGACATAATATAATAGATATTAAGATACAAAAAACAAATATAGGAGAGGGCTTTCATGAATGGCATTGTGAGAAAGCATCTTTAAATGATAGAAACAGGTTATTAGCTTTTATGGTATATTTGAACGATGTAGAGGAAGGTGGAGAGACAGAATTTTTGTATCAACATAAAAGAATTAAACCTGAAACTGGAAAATTATTGATGTGGCCATCTCAATTTACTCATATTCATAGAGGAAACCCTCCATTATCCAACGTAAAATATATATTGACTGGTTGGGTAGAATATGTATCGTGAACAATTAACGTTTAAATTTTAGTTTTTTGTTATATAATAGGGAATTATGTTACAAAAATTAGGCTTTGCTCCAGGATTCAATAAACAAGTCACAGAGACCGGTGCTGAAGGGCANTGGTTTGATGGTGANAATGTTAGATTTAGATACGGTACACCTGAGAAAATAGGTGGTTGGCAACAGTTAGGNTCAGACAAATTAACGGGTGCAGCTAGAGCTCTTCATCATTGGGACGATAACGCTGGTATTAAATACGCAGCTATAGGNACTAATAGAATTTTATATGTATATTCNGGCGGAACTTATTATGATATACACCCTATTCGAACNACTTTAACTGGCGCAAAATTTACAAGTACATCATCTTCTAAATCAGTCACGGTAACATGCACCGGGGCTCATGGATTAATTGAGGATGATATCGTTATGTTCGATTCAGTAAGTGGGGTTACCGGTATAGGATCTACTTATAATGACGCTACATTTGAAGACATTAAGTATATGGTAACGTCTGTTCCAACCACGTCTACGTTCACAATTACAATGGAAAATACAGAGACAGGCACACCTTTGACTACGAGTGATGGAAACAGCACTTCTATACTTTGTTATGAACACGTAGGACCATCACAACAATTAGGTGGATTTGGATGGGGTGCTGGTTTATGGAGTGGTACATCGATTGCTTCTGCAACTACAACTTTAGCATCTACTATTAATGACAGTGTAACCGATATTCCTTTAACCAACTCAGCAGCTTTTCCATCTACTGGAGAAATAAGAATTGGCTCAGAGGATATAAGCTATACTAACAATGACACCACAACTAACATCTTAAGTGGTGGTGCAAGAGAAGTTAATGGTACTACTAAAGCCGGACACAGTGCAGGCGCAACTGTAACAAACATTTCTGAATATGTTGGATGGGGTGAAGCAGCTTCTTCTGACTTTACAATTGATCCAGGTTTATGGGTTTTAGACAATTATGGCACAAAACTTATTGCACTTATATATAACGGTAAATGTTTTGAATGGGATGCAGCTGCATCAGGAGCTGTAAATAATCGTGCTACATTATTAGCAAATGCACCTACAGCATCACGTCATGTATTAGTATCTACACCCGATAGACACTTAGTATTTTTTGGTACAGAAACAACAGTAGGTTCATCTACTACTCAGGATGATATGTTTATACGTTTCTCAGACCAAGAAAATATTGATGGTACAGATGCTTACACAGTAAAAGCAGAAAACAATTCTGGTACACAAAGATTAGCTGATGGTTCAAAAATTATGGGTGCTATTAAAGGTAGAGATGCAATTTATGTATGGACCGACACTGCATTATTTTTAATGAAATTTGTNGGTGGAGACTTTGTATTTGCTTTTGAGCAAGTNGGGACTAACTGTGGANTGTTTGGTAAAAATGCTTGTATTGAGGTTGATGGTACTGCNTATTGGATGTCGGAGAATGGATTCTTTACTTATGATGGTCAATTAAAATCTATGCCNTGTCTNGTAGAAGACCATGTTTATGATAATTTAAATGCTACTTCAAGAGATCTTATTAATGCAGGATTAAATAATTTATTTGGAGAAATAAGTTGGTTTTATTGNACAGCAGGTTCCGATCAAATCGACAGGGTAGTTACNTATAATTATCTTGATTCATCACCTAAACGTCCTATATGGACAACAGGTACTTTACCTAGAGCAGCATGGCAGGATTCTGCAGTCTTTGATCGACCACACGCAACTTATTATAGACTTTCAGACAATGCATCATCAGATGTTGTTGGTAATACAGACGGAAGTACGATATACTATCAACAGGAAACAGGGACTGATCAGATTAATGCAGGAGGAGTAATAACTGCTGTAATAGGAACTATTAGTTCTGGTGATTTTGATATTACTCAACGTAGAAGTACAACGGGACAAACAGTAGGAATGCCTGACCTTAGAGGAGACGGTGAATACATTATGAGAATTAGTAGATTTATACCAGATTTTATTTCACAAACAGGAAACACAGCAGTAAAATTTAAAACAAAATTATATCCAAACAGTAGTGAGACAACTACTTCATTTACATGTGACTCTACAACAACTAAAAAAGATGTAAGAGTAAGAGCTAGACAAATTGCATTAGAGATCGCTAATACAACTTCAAGTGAAGATTGGAAACTAGGAACATTTAGATTAGATATACACCCAGGAGGAAGAAGGTAATGGCTACTGACCAAGAAATACGAGACGCAGGTTTTAAATATATTCCTCAACAACAATATTTACAAAACCCTTTTAAAATACCTACTGCACCAGAAGAAATGGTAACTAATTCCGGTATTGTAAATACAAATGCTTTTACAAATAGTGGTGGAGATAATTTTAACTCAATGGGAAATGCTTTTGGTTATGGTTCACAAATAGAGCCGGGAGGTTCTTATGGTTCTTATGACTCAATAAATTACACTGGAGGATTAGATGGGGATGTCCAACAATATGGTGTAGGAAGACAGTTTGAAGATCCTTCAGCTAGTCCAATTGGAGAAACGTATAGTTATAAAAAAGAAGTACCTGGTTTTATGAGACTTGCGGGAGGGTTTATTCCAGGAGGCAATTTTTTATTAAATCAACTAGAAAAAAGAATAAACGCTAACAGAGATCAGCCGCCAGGAACTTATAGAATTGGTGGTTTAGATGAGAGTATGAAAGGTTATTACGACAACTTAGCTGGTTCAGGAATGTTGTTTGACGGACCTGGTGGTGTAAAAACTTTAACAGGTAAAAACTTTACAGGTAAAGGTTATCTTGAAGGTCAAATGGAATTAGCTGAAAGTTTTGGTTTTAATACTATGACCGATGAAGAAATTGATGAGGCGATAGCTGCAGAAGCAGCAAGACATAGTAAAAAACATGGGGGCAATAAAGGTTTTAAATATAAACAAATGTTAGAAGCATCACAGATGTATAAAACAAATAAAGCACAAGAAAAAAATATACAAAAAATGAAGGATTTAGCAGCAGCTGAATCTAGAAGAGAATCAGAAAGACAATATAACCCTGATGTACACGGACCAAATAATTATGGTTTGGGTAGTGATGGTAAACAATCTTTTGATTCAGGACAAGGGTTTGGTATTAATGCAACAACCGGTGGTCCTGTAAGTAATCAGAGTGGTAAAGGAAGAACGGATTGGGCTTATGGAGGACTAATAAGTTTATTATAATGGCTAAAATTGTACAATCATTAACTAGAGCTGAACCAGAATATAATCAAACTAATTTACAATCATTAGTTAGGGATTTGGATGCAGTAATTACAAAATTAAATACAACGTTTCAACAAGAAGTAAAACAGGAGATAGAAGCTAAAAGTTTCTTTTTAGAATAATGGCAGTAGTAAACCAATATAAATTTGTAGGTAAAGATAATGACACTACAGGTAATGCATTAAATGTATTTGGTACAAATAAACCAGGAGTAAATGAAACTATTATTGTAAAATCAATATTAGTGACATCAGCATCAACACCAACTGTTACTGTAACAAACGATAGTATTACAGCTATTAAATCTGCTGCTTTGACAGCTGATACGACTAAAGAATTATTAACTCAACCGTTAATAGTTGAGGGTGGAACTACCCTTACCATACAATCAAGTAACACAGGGTCATTTGACTTTGCTGTAAGTTACTTAAATATATTAAAAGAAAAGGTAGATTAATGGAAATAAAACAAGCAAAAGTAGAAGAAACCTACAGACACAAGAAAACTGGAGAGATTTTTAAAGAAAGAAAAGACTGGGAAGCTAAGGGTTATAAGAATGAGGACATGGCACAAGATGTAAAGGTCATCATGCCAGCTCTTGATTTGTTCTCAAAAACAAAGTAAACATAGGGATTAAGGTAAAATTATGGCAATATCTAGAATGCAAGAACCCCAACAAATACAATCAGGAATAGGTTCCTTACAAGATCCTAGACAGGGTTATTTTCTAGGTAAACTTGTAAAGAAAGCTGGTCGTGCTGTAAAGAAAATTGTTAAAAGTCCTTTAGGTAAAGCGGCGCTAATTGGTGGTCTTGGTTTTGGACTAGGTGGTGCAAAATTTTTAGGTGGTAAAGGTATATTTGCAGGGGGACAAGGCATGTCTCGTTTTGGAAACCTTTTAAATTTAGTTAGAGCTAAGGGTATTGGTGGTGCAGCCCAAGGTAAAAAAGGAATTTTAAGTAGTTTGTTTTATGATCCTAAAGGAAATTTTAGTTTAGGAAGAACAGCATTAACAGGTTTAGGTGCCACAGCTCTTGCAGCTCCATTTTTCATGGGTGGTGATGACGAGGAAGAAGAAATTGTAGATGTTATGGACCCAAGATACCAGGTTCAAAGAGCAAAAGATTATTACACAGGTCTAGGGACAAAAGGTGCTGGTTTAGATTTTATGCCACAGAAACAATATGTAATGGAAAATTTTTATGCAGCTGATGGTGGGTTAGCTAGTATTAATACACCTAAAAGAGGTATGGTTGATGGACCAGGTAGTTATGCTGGAGAAAAAAGTTTTTTAGATAACTTTATGTCAGCTATAGATCAAATAAAAAGTGGTCAAGTCTCAGCTAATTTAAGAGGTGACGAAGAAAAAGCTAAAGAATTTATAGTAAAAGCAGGATTTGGAACAAACTTTGATGAAGATCAAATTGTTCAAATTATGGATATGAAAAACAGAGGAATGGATCTTGATTCAATAGCAACTATTATGGAAGCTGATCCAAATGAAATAAATAATCTTTTTAGTTTATTGGAATCAAAAGCTGATGGCGGTAGAATAGGTTATGCAGACGGCATGATAGTCGAAGAAGATGACGAAGAAGAATTTATAAGAAGTGGTGCCGGTCAATCAAGAAGAATGCCTAAAACATTTTTAAACATGGGTGGTGGCGCAGGTCAAGCTCAAGCAGAACAAATGCTTATGATGGAATATGTAAAATATAA